TATCACCGGTAGAGAATCCGGCAGGAGACTGACCAAACAGACGCACCAGCGGGATGCCAAACGCACCTGATACCTGCTGACCAAACTGCGCCAGCACATCACTGAGACCGGCATACGAATAGGTGTGAGCCTCGAACTTGTCGGCCGCATCCATGATGGTCATGCCTTCGTTGCTCTGGTATTCGCGGATCATGTCCATGTGAGACATCAGACCTTTGAACATTGGGCTGTCTTTGCCCATCGCTAGCAGCTTACGCAAGCCTTCAATGCTGTAGGTGCGCAGGTGAGCTTTGTAGACCAACTGAGCAACGCCGGTTGTCGTGGAGTCGAATGCCAGCAGGCGATCAAAGCAACGCTCAATCACCGACATACCCCAGTCGTTTTCAGTCAGGCGCTGCTGGTACGGAAGCGGGATGCCATCAAAGCGAATCAGTCGGGAGTGGTGAATGCGCCATGGTGGAATGCCGGTAGCTGATGTCACTACCTTGTAAAACTCTGGCATGCCGAAGTCCGGCCCCAGTTCGCTCACCCGGCGCTCTGTCATGGCGTTGAGCATCCAGCGGTCCATCACCATCACGCCCTTGAAGGAGTCCTTGGCGATAGTCTCGACACGAAGTGGCGTTGAATAGTTCTGTCCGTCAATCAGGATGACGCCTACAGCGCCACCATAGAGCCGCGCCCACTTCAGCGTGTCGTTGATTGCTTCCCACAGCCCCATCTCATCCCATGCGTGGTCGAGCTGCTTTTTGCGGCCGTCTTCAAGCTTTGAGGTGATAGTGACACCCTTGCGGGTCATGTCATCGGGGATAGCATCAACGCCAGCGCCAACCAGCCATGACGTGCGGTAGGCTTGCTCAATCAGAAGGCGGTTGCGTGAAGTCCAGTTATTGCGGTAGGTGCCAGCACCAGACTGGTTCGACTCGTTGACGCCCATCCGGGCAATGAAGTTTTCATAGCTGTCACGCGTTGGTACAGGCTGCGACATGCTTTCTGTTTCGGACATATTCAGCCTTTCCCAAGTTGCGCCCAGGTGCCTAGGCTGTCTGAGCTGGTAATGTAGCCATCCAGCCCATAGCGAATGGCATCGATGCAATGGTTAAACTTGTCGACGATGATCGGCAGTATGTCGCCGGTCTTTTTGTCGACCTTGTAGGAGTAGTGGCGGAATTCATCGGCGGTGTGTTTGCATCGCTCATGGATGATGATTTCCTCAAACCCTTTCAGGTAGGTCAGACCATCCTCAACGCTGCCTTTCCACTTCGCGGCTGCATCAATCGAGAATCCCTGACGCGCCAGATAGCTGATGGTTTCCGGTCGGGAGTTATCACCCTTGACCGGCCACTTACGCACTTCAGGGATTGAGTCGTAGAACTGCGGCATCTCATCCAGCTCTACGCCGACGCCATAGGCCTCGTATTCGATGTATAGCCTGGTGTCGACCATGAACATGCGAATCAGCGTGCTTGGGTCATTCGCGAAACCGAAGTCAGCACCGAAGAACAGGCGATCTGCCTGCAGCCACAGGTCATCAGGGAACGCTTCAACCCGGTACCGGTTACGGAAGATGATTGAATCGCTAATCGACTTCGGCTTACCCAGCCAGATATGCTCATACGCTTCGTAATCGACGCGCTTGCAGTACTCCATCTCTTTGCGGAGCGTATCCGGCAGGTATGGGTTGTCGTAGTAATTCACCTCGACGGTAATGCTGTCGTCCGGTGGAGTAACAATGAAACGCTGATAGGTCGGGTCTGACTCTTCGCCGGGGTTGAACGTCACCCAAATCTCAGAGCCCTCCTTTCGGATGGTGGGTATCAGAATCGCCCATGAGTCAGAAGAAACAGACTGCGCCTCTTCCACCCAGCAGATGTCCACGCCTTCCGTTGATTTGATGCCTAGCGGATCGAAGCGCAGACCTTTGAACAGGAATTCGCTACCGGATGCACTGGTGATACTCTCATTTGTGATGCGGAACCACGGATTAAGCCCGAGCATCTCAATCTGGTCTTTCAGCAGCTTGTGTACTGAGTCCTTAATCGAGTTCTGCACCTCACGCGTGCAGAGTATGCGAAGCTTCTTGCTGGCTGCCATGATGACCAGAGCGCGGGCAGCAGCCCATGATTTAGCGCCACCACGTCCACCGTGAAACGTCTTATATCGCTTGGGCTGGAAGAGTGGCTTGAACTTAGGTGCAAAGCTAAGTCTCGTCTCCGCTGCTGTCATCTTCCGCTCCGAAGCTAATCACGAATGATGGCGTGGCAAGAGGAAGGCCGTTAGCGCCAACCAGTTCGTTTTTAACGTTGTCTTTGAATGCCTGGACAGTCACATGCTTGCCAAGCAATTCGAGGTTCTTAACTTTGTCAGGCCACTTAATCTTTTTGAGGATGTTCTCAATGGTGGTTTCGTCAAAATTGGTGACGCTGGTATTGATGTAGAATCCACTCAGAGTGGTGCGCCAAACCTTCGGCCACTCACTGATGGATTTAATGCCACCGTCATCATTGAGAATGTCGAGTACATCCATCTGGTCGATTTCTATCAGGCGCTTCAACACATAAGCAGCATCAACATTAACCTGCTCATTGCGATCGGCTTTAAGTTCGGCGATTCTGTTTTGGATGTCAGGTTTCGTTAGGTTCTCGCAACCTGATGCGCGGGCGGTCTTTTCGCTGTACCCCGCCCGAATGGCCGCTTGCGTGGCGTTCAAATCGATGAGGTACTCGCGACAGAACATTTCTTGTTTGTCGGTGAGTGCCATTATGTTTCCATTTTGAAGTAGGCATGTATGGGAAAATATTTCAGGGTAGACAGAATAAATAAGTATCAAGCAGGAAGCGCAATACGACTCGCTCTACCGGTAGGAATACCAGATGATTTCAAAGGGATTACTGTGAAAATGTCCCCAAATGGATACTCATCTCATGGGGAAAACTATTTCTTAAAGCCTGTACCCGCGACTGACACTAGTTCATCCATAGATTTTTCCCTTGAGTTATTTAGAAGAGCATTTTACCCACATCTTCCTTCTCGCTACTCAAGCGTGTTTGCTTGCGAAGAACTTGCAGATGCAGAAAAGTTTCGCTCATTGATTATCAATCAATTCCCTGAAGCTGCTATTTATGAGATTGAATGCGATTCATCTTCAGTTCACAGAGGGGATATGAAACTTCTGAATAATTTAACCACCACTCTTGTTTACGCCGAGAGACTAGACCTGTACTGGAGAGGTGAGACAGTTAACGCTGATCCTTTTTGGGAGATACTGGCACCACTACCAGTAAAAGTAATAAAAAAGATAAATTAGTTTTCCGGCACATACTCTATCTTCAGCACATCATCTGGCGCAGGTATATCCATGCGCCATCTTCCTGAGCAATACCAACGAAACCGTTCACGATTTCCGGCTTTGACTGGTTCATCAGGCCAACATGCGTTTCATCTGGCTTAGTTGTGACGGTGATGCGGTAGGTGCCTGGCATATTCACTCCAATAAAAAACCGCCCGAAGGCGGCCTTGTTTTAATCTTTATCAACCCATCCTGAAAGCGAGCCATCACTTCCGCAATTACTGCATGATTCGTGGGGAAAATCGTGATTTCTGGCCCAAGTACTAAAGCTATCTGTATCAGGGTAATATTGACCGTCTTGGTGGTCATAAATCTGCTGAACTTCTTCTTCATAAGACTCTGCTAAGGAATCTGAAACTTCTTCATCCCAAAACTGTTTCTCACAGTCACAGCACACTACGGTGATTGTTTTCGACATTGCAATCATCTCACTTAGTTAGGCGGATGAGCATTTTAATCCACAGCCTGATACCTTTCCCGCTTTTTAATTGACATTTATTTGTCTGTTAAATATTGACTTTGTATTGTTGCCAACCGATGAAAGAGTCAGGAGCATTATGCGCTGTATTGGAAATCGATCTACTTCATAAAAAACACCGATCAGGAGACTTTCTTGCCACATAAGGTGAACATTCACTTCAGGCATTGCTCTTTGATGTACTGCTGTAGTCCGGCTATCTGCTTTCCGGCGACTTCGATTTGCTCTCTGAGGGTAAAATAATCCCGTTGAGCGGTGTCAGTAAGTCGGGCGGTGGCTGCATCATCCATGCTGGCGGTGCCGGTGGAGGATTGGTTCGTGCAGGTGGCGTTGAGCTGCAACCGGCGCTTACCAGTAGCAACATCATCATGCAGCTGATCGATAGTCGCTTTAGCATCGGCTAGCTCCTTTGTGTATTTCTCATCGAGTGCCGCCACATCACGCTGGCGTGTCTGCATGTCGGTGATGGTGTCATTAGCCAGCTTGAGGTTACTGGATGCGGTGTCACGCTGCGCCTTGTAGTCAATGGCATTGCCGCGGTAATAGAACGCGAATGCTACTGACGCGGTTAATAGCAAAAGAACCAGGAGGATGAGCGCAGCGAACACTTTAGCCTTTGAGGTCATCGGCACTCTCCGCCAGGCACATGGTTCGCTCCATATCGCGACGGTTCATTAACCCTCGCCACTTCTGCCCGCCAGCATAAATCCACCGACGCAGCTCTTCACACGCGCCATCGACATCGCCTGAGTTCAGACGCTTCAGCAGGGTAGATTTAGAGAACGCGCTGGTGCCCACGTTGTAGGTGAAGCTGTAAAGCGCGGCACGCTGGTATTCGCCCAAAGGGATTTTAACCATCCCGTCGACTGCCTTCTTAACCGGTTGCAGGTCATTCCACATCAGTCGATCACATTCACGGTCGCTGTATTTCTTGCCTTTGATGATGTCGGTGCCAGTGTGGCCATCGCAGACAGTCCAGACGCCTGCCACATCTTTATAAGGCTCGTACACCCTGCCCTCTACCCCATCCTTTCCGCCGAGGAATACCGTAGCGATAGCCATAGCTCCGCCACCAGCGACAGCAATAAGCTTATTGCGCAGGCTGTTTGACATAGCCATAGGTTAATCCTCGTTGATGTCTGGTGCGGTGGGCCAGCGCTGAAGGGCTTTGATTTGCGCCAGCGTAGCCTTGCGTTTGTAGTACCAGTTGATGCCGAGCGTGAATAGCGCGACCAGGATACCGGCCAGTACGCCCACAGCACTCCATTCATCGGGACTTAACCGGGTCAGCAGACCATTGGCAATCGTCCCGGCAGATGCGCCGTAAGCTGCGCCTGATGCCAGTTTGCTCATATCGATACTCATAACACCTCCGTGATTACGGTCGGTGCTGCAGGTAGTCAGAAGAAAAGATCGCCCGCTGCCACACAGGAAAGGGTGAAAGTCGATATTGATTGGCAGGGGCGAAAAACGAAAAAAGCCCACCGAAGTGAGCTTTTGTAATGAAATTTAATCTTGATTCCAGACTGTCTCATCCAAACTGACGT